CAGTAAAAGATATTAAGTCAGAATGGTATGAAGGTAATGATAGCCATAGCATAGCAGAGTATAGAGGTGCGTGTGAATCACTTGATATGTTAGTAACACACTTTCAAGAATTAGATGACTTTACAAAATGGAAGAAGGATAAAAGAAATGCCAACAAAAAAGATTAAAAAGAAACCTAAAAGAAATACTTGGATATACATTTATGGAGATGAGATGCTAGAGGTATGGGAGCATTTTGGAATTGACTTTCCTAATCCTGATGACAGAATGAAACTAAAGTTTGTTAAGTATGAAACAAAGGAGATGCAAAATGGCTAAGTATACAATCTATGCAAAGAAGGTGTATTACTATCGTAAAGATATTAATGCTCAAGACATGAAGAGTGCAGAGAAAAGAGGTGCTGACTATGAAGCAGATGATAATGCAGAAAGATTATTTGAATCTTCAGGTGAGGAGTTTTATATAACAAGTATAGAGGAGAGTGAAGATGAACTATGAAGAAAAATATAAACAACTATGCGAAGCATTAGTAGGTATAAATGCTACTGAAAGATATACTCAAGAAGAGATAGTAGACTATGCTTACAAGCTAAAGGATATAGAGGAGAAATTTTATGACAGTAAGAAAACTTAATGACGAAGAGCAGATAAACTTAGCAAGAGAATATATTATTGATATATTCGAAGAGTTACAAGATAGAGTATCTGTACCTAATATGGTAATGGCTATGCAGATGCAAACAACAGACCTTGCATATGATACTGCACCTAGTCATAATGTAGCTACAAGTATGTTGCTAGAGGTTATTAATATGAAACTTAGAATGGAAACAGAAAAGGAGTTTGCAGGTGAGTAAAAAATATACATATATGATAGAAGAATGGTCTACTGATATTAGATTTTATAAGATAGAGTCAGATGAAAAACTTACTGAAGAAGAAGTAAAAGATTCAGTTAGAGAAGTAGGTATACCTATAGAAGCAGGTGAGGAAATAAAAATAGATGAATTACCTAGTGGTAAAGAGGTAGATATTATAGGTGTATATCAAGGTACTGAATATGGACATGATGCACAAATGGAAATAGTAGAAGGAGATACAGCAGATGATTAAATATATTATATACACACAAAAGAACTGTGAGTATTGTGTCAAAGCAAAGGCATTACTAGATGAAGCAGGAGAAGTATACGAAGAGAGAGTGCTAGATAATTTGCCTAAGATAAAAAGATTTAGAGAAGCAGGACATAAGACTGTACCACAAATCTTTCTACACATAGGTGGGTATACAGAACTAGAAGAGTTTATGTTTCCACCAGAAATAGAGTTTGATGCAGACCTAAATCTAGTAGAAGAAACTAGACCTAGTGCAAAGGTTATACCTTTCAAAGGAAAGATAGGTGCTATATCAGGAGATAAGGAGGAAGAATGAAATACAAAGTAGAAATGGAGATTGACTTTGACAGAAGACCTACAAAAAAAGATGTATTAAACAAACTGTTTGATATATTAAGGGACAACAAAGTTGAATACAAATTACATAAGTATAACAATAACTTATGGTCACAAATTAAAAGGAGTATTGCAAATGATAAACATAAATAAAGAAATGTTACAAATATTTATAAGTATTTTAGTATGGTATTTTCTATGTTTTATTGTACCCTATGTAGGGTATTGACTATATAGAAAATGTAATGTATAATGAGGAGTATATGGAAAATAATATGTATGTAGTAGCTATGCCTTATCCTAATAATATAGATTTACCAGATATATTAGAGGAAGATAATGGAAAAGTTATGTATTTTAAAACTGAGAAAGAAGCAAAGACATTTCTACAAAATTTGTATGACGAGAGAGGTTTTATGATACAAGCATTAGTAGATGATAATATACAAATAATGAGAGTACAATGAACGAAATAGAAATTCTTAAAAAGAATGTTCGAGACCTACAAGAGCAGTTACGTACTGCTTATGTAAGAATCAAACAATTAAATGAAGAATTAGATAAATTAAAAAAAACTGACAAAGGTCTATACAATCCTGATGCAAGTCACATAACTAGAGATTTTAAAACAGGTGGATAGAGCAAGAGAAAGAAGACTAAAAGCTACAGGTAAATGGTTTAAAACTGTTAAGAAAAAAAGTTTATGGTTAAACCATATCTTTCCTGTTATTTTAGTTGTTGGTTTTATTTTTTATATTATAAATTTATAGACGAGGATAGTGTAATGAACTTATTAGCAGAAGAAATAAAAGAGCTAATTAAAGAACGATATTATGAGTACCTAGAGGAAGGCTATGAATCTTTTGAAGCTATGGAGTTAGCTAAAAAAGATGTATACGAAGCTAAAGATTCTGAGATAGGTGCTTTTGATAACCTATATGGTAGTTCTATTGAAGTAGATTAAAATATTATATAAAAAATAATAATTATTTATTGATTATTATTTTAATATAATATATAATTAAAAATTTAGGGGAAAATTATGCAAAAAACATGGCTAGACAGGGGTGCTTGTCCTAAATGTGGTTCAAGTGATGGTAATGTACGACATTCTGAAGGATATAGCTATTGTTTTTCCTGTAACACAAGATTTGGAGAGAATATGCAACAAGAAAAGGTAATACCTATGAAAACTGAGAGTCTAATTAAGACTGTTGGTACTACAGGTGCTTTGACTGAAAGAAATATCAGTAAAGAAACAGCACAAAAGTATCATACACAAGTAAAGGTGAATGGTAACATGAATACACATCACATTTACAAGTATTTTGATAGTGGTGGTAACAATATAGGTAACAAAGTTAGAGATGTGCCTACTAAAAATATGTGGGTAGAAGGAAACATATCAGATGCTACTTTGTTTGGACAAAATTTGTTCACAGGTGGTGGTAAATACATAACTATAACTGAAGGTGAAGTAGATGCTATGTCTGCCTATGAATTATTAGGTAGTAAGTGGGCATGTGTATCTGTAAAAACAGGTGCAGGTTCTGCAGTACGAGATTGTAGAAAAGCATTTGAATATTTAGATAGCTTTCAAAACATAGTTATATCATTTGATATGGACAAGCAAGGACAAGAAGCTAGTGAGAAGGTGGCTCAGTTGTTTAGTCCAAACAAATGTAAGATTATGAACATGGAGTTCAAAGATGCAAATGAATATCTAAAGATGGGTAAGAGAGAAAAGTTCTCACAAGCATGGTGGAACGCACAACCTTATACACCTGCAGGTATTATTAATCTACGAGACCTGGGCGACAAGTTATATACAGAAGACTTTTGTGAGACTGTTCCATATCCTTGGGCTAAACTAAATGATAAGACTTATGGAATGAGAACAGGTGAGTTAATTACATTTACTTCTGGTGCAGGTATGGGTAAGTCTTCTATTATGCGAGAGATGATGCACCACTTACTCAAGAATACAAATCACAATATAGGTATACTTGCATTAGAAGAAGGTATCAAGAATACTGCATTTAATATTATGTCAGTAGAAGCTAATGCTAGATTGTATATCAAGGAAGTTAGAAACAAGTTTAGCATAGAACAACTTAAACAATATGAAAAAGAAACCATAGGTTCTGGTAGGTTCTTTGCTTTTGACCACTTTGGTTCTATAGATAATGACGAGATATTATCTAGAGTTAGATTTATGGCACAAGCATTAGAGTGTAAGTGGATATTTGTAGACCACTTATCTATCCTTGTATCTGGACAAGATGAAGGAGACGAGAGAAAGTCTATTGATGTATTGATGACTAAGTTACGAAGTCTTGTAGAACAAACAGGTATTGGTATGTTATTAGTATCACATTTACGTAGACCTGCAGGAGATAGAGGTCATGAAGATGGTAAAGAGATTACACTTTCACACTTACGTGGTAGTGCAAGTATTGCTCACTTATCTGATGGTGTGATTGGATTAGAAAGAAACCAACAAGATACTGATGAAGTAAAAGCTAACACAACAACTCTTAGAATATTAAAGAATAGATATACAGGAGATACAGGTATAGCTACACATCTTCACTACAATAAAGAGACAGGTCGTATGAAAGAGATTGACAATCCCTACGAAGTAGACTATAATGCAGAAGATAATAAAGAAGAGGTACCTTTCTAATGAACTGTTGGCATTGTGATACAGAATTAATATGGGGAGGAGACCATGATATTGACCATGAAGATGAAGACTATTGTATGGAAACAAATTTATCTTGTCCTAACTGTGGTTCTTTTCATATGGTTTACTTACCAAAAGATAAACCAAAAAAGAAAGTAAGTTGGTTAGAGGGTTATAAAAAGTGGTTAAAAATAAGATAGTTTATAAACCAAGAAAGTTAACATTTAAGGAAAAAAGAATGATAGTCAAAGCACACAAAGTTTTATTTAATGATGATAAGGAACCAGAAATGTGGGAGCATTATTGTGAAGAGGAAGAAACTGAAATGGCAGTAGGAAAAGGTGAGCCTTGTAATTGGTGTGGAAAAGAGGAGGAAGATTGTGAAAGTAGTTCTTGATATAGAAACAGACCAGATAGATGCTTCAGTAATTAATTGTATTGTAGCTAAAGATATTGATACGAATGTATCAACAGTATTTGAACCAGACAATATGCATGTATTTAAAAACTGGTCTAAAAATATTGATAAGTATATAATGCATAATGGTTTATCTTTTGATGCTCCTGTATTAAACAGATTGTTAGGTGTAGAAATTAAACCTTCACAGGTAACAGATACATTAATACTATCTCAAATGTTTAATCCATTACGAGAGGGTGGTCATAGTCTAAGAGCATGGGGAGATAGATTTAACTTTCCTAAAGGAGAGATAAATTCTTTTTATAAGTATTCAGAAGAATTAAAAAGATATTGTATGCAAGATGTAGACATAACACATAAGTTATATAATCATCTAAAAAAAGAAGGACAAGGTTTTTCTAAGTCTTCTATTGATTTAGAACATCAGGTAAGAGTTATTGTAGACCAACAAGAAAGAAATGGGTTCTACCTTGATGTTAGAAAAGCTATGTCTTTATACAATACATTAAGAGATGAAGCTAATGAATTAGAAAAGTGGGGTCGTATAAGATTTGACCCAACAAGAAAAGATTTAAAAACAAAAACAAAATACATACCTTTTAATATAGGTTCAAGACAACAGATAGCTGATAGACTTATGAATATAGGTTGGAAACCTAAAAAACATACAGACAAAGGTAATGTAATTGTTAATGAAGAAGTATTAGATGGTATTAATTTACCAGAAGCTAAAAAGATTTCTAGGTACTTGTTACTTCAGAAAAGAATAGCACAAATCAAGTCATGGATAGAAGCATGTGATGATAAAGATAGTAGAGTACATGGTAGAGTTCTTACTCTCAAGACTGTAACAGGTCGTATGGCACATCACAGT